ATATCCACATTTCCAAAGTCGGATATTGTAGTTGGTATACAGGCTATAAAACCAATCGGCTACAACTGCCAGATCAATGTCATTTCCTTCCGTGACTGTGAGCAGCCCGTCTTTCGCCCACTCTTTATATCTTGCTCCGGCATTCCAATCATCTGAATCCTCTAATTTTGATTCCGGAATGAAATAATGTTGATATATGTACTTAACTGGGTCTCCCGGTCTCATGAGAAGAATTTTAGCCGCCGATAAGTCCGTGGTCTCCGATAAGTCAACCGCTCCGAGACACTTAGCACCCTCAAATTCTTCTAAGTTATATGCCGCTTCGTAGGAATAATCTTTTAAGTTCAACCATGCTTCTGTGCCGTTTTGTTTGATATTAAAATCCTTTGACAATACGAAAATGCGGTCCGCTTTCGAACTTTTTGCGGTATCTACTTGTTCTTCTAAGTACTCCCATTTCTTAACTATTCCCAGCGTAGGATTCGATTTTTCCCACAGCCGGTTCTTTCGGTTGCCGTCCCAGACTTCCTGTTCAGAATCTTGGGTGTACAACCATGGCAGGAGTCTTTCTGCTGCCACACCGTCATCCTCTTTTGCAATGACTCGGCGGGCTTTTTTTAATTCATCGTCGAGATATCCGTCAACAATAAATCCCTCCGTAGTAATATTGATAAACTTCGGATTATCTTTTAATGACTGCGACTGTTCGATTGATTTACCGATGATATTTTCTTTCATCTCATGCGTCTCATCCACGATAGCAAAATCAATATTTCGACCCTCTTTGTTCTTCGTCCTGTCGGACATCTTGAATATCTTCGTATTCGTTGCCTTATTTAAAATAAAACGTTGATTTCGCTTGGTGTCGAAGTCTTTGGGGTCATATAATTGCCGCATCAGGTCTATTGCATCATACACAATGCCACACTGTGCCTCATCGTTCGAACTGCAACAAATGTCTGCACCTTCGTTGCCGGTGATAAATTCGGCATTAGCCAGTGCGGAACTGGTTTCACTCTTTGTATTCTTACGGGCAATAAGCAAAATTGTCTTTTTGAATCGATCAAACCCTGTCTCCGACATCTTAAAGCTGTAAAATGCTTCAATCCACGCTTTCTGCCAGAGCATCAAAATCATCGGTTTATTGTAGAAAGGGGATTTTGTCAGCCGGATACAATTTTCCATGAAGTTCATGCGTAAATTTGCCGCCTCGGTATTATAAAAATATCTGTCATTGTGAAAGTCTTCGGCCAGATTATCAAGCTCTTGCCACAACTCTTGACCTATGACAATTTCACCCGTTTCAGCTTTTGCCCGGTATTCCAACAAGTAGGAGTTGTCAGGTGTCCAAATTGTTTTGTCCCGTATCAACATGACCTTTCACCCACTTTCTTAACGGGCTTTCTTCGTCCCCTTCATTGTGGCCGGTTGCCCGTGTCAGAACTTTAATAATGTTCGTGTACTGTTGCAAAAGCTCTTTGTATTGTTTTTGTGCCGGCGTGCTTTTCTGCTGCATAGGATTTTTCGGGTTAACCTTGATAAATGGCAATTTCTTTAAATCCTCTAACCGATTTTCCAGAAAAATAACTTCATCAACGAGCGGCAACAAGATAATTTTATCTTCGTCTGAATTACAACAATATTCAATTAATTCTGTTCGCCTATCTCTCATGTCACGCCGTTCTTTTCCACATATAACAAGTAATGTACGGCTGTAAGTTATTGTGTGCATTACCGCCTCCGGCACTCTCCACCGTCGCACTTGCCACATGGCTATGCGTTGCATTAATTTTAAATCCGTCTTTGTATTTTGTTGTTTTATCTGTATTACTCGGATAAAAAGCAGTATCGTCACCTGATGCACTACATATGCCGCTTACCGTGTTCCCCGGACCCCAACTTGCACTCTGCCCTGCAAAATTATGCACTGTACCTGTAAGTGATTTTTCTATAACTTTAACTGTTGTAGAATGTTTGTGTGACGGCATTTCATTAATTGATAATGTGTGTGTTTTCTCACCGCCGGTCTTTTCAACCGTTGAAAAATCACCGTCCGATGTGTTTACACTCACGGGTACCCGACCAGCTCCCCACGTTACCCATGTGCCACCGAAAAGCGTTCCGGGGTTTGTGTTATTTACACTCATATAAATACTACCTACGGGGTATACTTTATCGAGCGTAACCCCGCCAGATGAATGAGCGTCAATGTAATTTTTTATTTTCGCCCACAATCTCGTCAAACCGTCGTTATCCAGATAACCCATAATCCCACCTCACTTTATACACAAATAGCGTCAATCTGCGCGTTTGTGATTGCCGTAATAGTAAAGATTTCGCCCAGCGGGTCCCATGCGGTACCATTCCAAGCTACGTTCATACCTGCGCCACCATATTTGCTGGCTGCTTCGATGTTGTAAACATCACCAACTCTCTGTCCGGTTGTTGGTAATTTGTCTGAAGAAGCTACTGAACCACAATATTTATACATATTAGTGATTTCGGATTTCTTAGCATATGTACTCGATAAAGTAGCATTTGTCGGTAACGCGTCAAGTTTACCTTTATCTGTGGCACTCATAAGACCGGCCACGCTACTAGTTGCCCCGCTAAAGGTAAATCCGCATAAATCTACGGCCGCCTCACCTTCATCCCTCGTAATCCAAAAGCCGCGTTTATCCGCAGAGGGGTTGTAATCCCTTATTTGCAAGCTACCCCAATAGCCACTCGCAAATAATACCATCGTCTCTTGTCCTGCCGCTGGTGCCGGTACAAGTCCATGTGTACCCATCATGTCACCACTTGCGGCGGCTTTAAAATCACTGTAAGTTGTATCCTTATCTGCGTCCCAAACGGCCGTTCCGTCTGCGCTCCAACGTAAGATTTGACCGGAAGAACCGCCCGCCGGGATGTGTTTGTTACCACTTGTCGTAGGGTGTGTATAGTTGTTCGCGTTCGTGGCAATACCGTCTAATTTCTTTTTATCTGCCGCGGTCATAAGACCGTGTGCGGACTGAGTAGCGTCATTATAGGTTGTATTATTGTCAGGTGGCACGCTCCACGTGCCATCAGAACGCAAATATCTATTTGCGGCCCCTGCCGCTGGTGCCGGTGCCAGACCATGAGTACCCGCCGCCGTTGTCGTTGCACCTTTCATATCCGAATAAGTTGTATTAGCTGGTGTTCCCCAAGTTCCATCTGCTTTTAAGTATTTACCTTCATTTCCCTTTGTCGGTGCCGGAACTAAACCACTCCCGCCGTCTGCGCTTGCGGTTGCTCCCTTAAAATTACCGTAAGTCGTGTTTGTATCCTGTGTAGTAATAGTGTTGGTCGTTCCATCGCCCTTTGTGTACGTGATGGTTCTTCCGTTTACTGATAAATTAGTGATACCTTTATTGAAAAGTGCTTTGATTTTATTCCACAAGTAGGTAACACCATTATTGTCTAAATAAGCCATATTTTCCCCCTTATTTATTTGCATATTTCATCAAGTTCTAAGTTTGTAATTGATTCGGTCGCGTGTTCTTCGGTCCACAGTGTGCCGTCTGACTTTATACCGACGTTTGCGCCGCCTTTAACGACTCCTAAACTTACGACGGTGGCAATCGGTACGCCCGTTTTATTCTCTGCAATCACTTGAATCAATTCGTAATTAAAATTACTTTTTTGTGATAGAAATAAGTTTCCGTCAACTTTCGCAATCTTCGTTATCTGGAAATAGTCCCCGGCGTGATTGTCGTCCACAATCCGAAATTGCAGGCTCCCGGTTCCCACATAATAGGCGGTACCAATCTCGCATACAAAGGGACTCCCGGTTATCTGTATCTGTTCGCTTTCAATTTCAAGCCTCGGATTTAGTGAAGTATCGGCGCGTATCTCAATAAAAAAACGATTTTCTCCGTTATCGACGGTACTTACTAAATCACATATACAATTTTTCGTTGCGTCAATAACAATCGTATTTTTCATGAGATTTTAACACCTTCTTTTTATGATACCGTTATAGTCGGGATACCGTCCCTTTTTAGTAAAATCAATCTACATTTAACACTCAAATAATCCGTGTGCGTTGTTTTGAAATATACAGATAATTCATTCGTATTGCGTATAAATACGTTTAGTGTATCTGTATTTGCCATTGTGTAATAATTTTCGTTATAGGTTGCATCGTCACTACGAACAAACATTTTAGAAATAAGAGAAGTGTTCACAAAAGTCCACCCGTCGGGTAACTGAATTGACTTAGTTGTGCCTGATTGAATAGACGGTATTTCAACAATCAATAATTTTTTTTCTATCTCACCTTTTGGCACTACTTCCCTTTTACATTTATTTGTTCCGCAAAATCCATATACTTTTTCGCTCATCCGGTTACCTCCTTTCTTATTTTCAAATTTTCCAATTTTTCAAATCGGAAAATCTCATTTTTGCCTTTTTCGTGAAAGATACCCCCTTCCCGACAGTACTTCTCATGAAGTTTTTTCAGCCGATACGGGGGGCATATCGTTTCCACCAGTCGAGAATAAATCCCGTCCATCGCCCGATGTCCCGACCATCATCACATTCTGATAACCGTCTGAGACATTCTTCTTTTGACGTATCAATAAATATCTCACGCGCCCGTAATTCTTTGCACAATCTCTCACGTTCGCTTATGAGCGGATACCCACCGATTACATAAGCATTATACCATTTACCTCTGCGATACTTTACGCACTCAATCAGATAATCCCGAACGCCGAACACGCAACTATTTAATACCGCCGGTTTTGTGTATCGTTCGCATCCGCTCAGGGCCTGCCATATCGAATCCATATCAATAATTAAATCACCCTCGGTCTTAACCTCGTTAACCCATGTTGTCTTACCTGCAAGCGGCGAACCGTACACAAGATAAACTTGCCTTACATCCTCACCATAGTAAAACTTTTTATGTATCCTGTTGTGGCATTTGTGATGTACCAGCATGATATTATCAGGATTTAAACTTATCTCAGCATCATTGACGTTTATCTCGGTCAGCTCTATTTTATGGTGTCCAATACAGTCATACGCTCTAGTGATTGGTTCCCCACACTCCTCACATATCACATCACCATCACTATTGACTCGTTCTAATCTAATCGTACGAATCAGGTTGACCCATGCTTTTGATTTATAAAATGTATTCAATGTGTATCCCATTGTCTTTACCACTCACTGTTTTCTATCTGTCTTTCTCTTAGTTCTAACTCTTTCTTCCGAATATCTAACATCTGCGGATCATTCGCCCAGTTTTCCTTATCGTAGTTCTTAAGGGCCAGATTGAGAGCTGCTACGTCTGGATGTGCGTGTTTATGTGCTACTTCTGTCTTCACTATCTGAACGTTTTCTATCTGTTCTTTACCAAAACCTGCATCGGTTAACGCTTCACGCATTTCTTCTGATAGTTTAATTTGTTCTGTCGTTTGTTTTGTTTCAACATAATCGTAACCGTTCGCTCTCCTTATCAGAGATGAACGTAATTCTGCAACAAGATTCTGCCGGCCTTTTTTAATTGCTTCCCTTAATTCCGAATAATCAAGTTTGTATTGATTAAACGTGCTGTATGCAATACCTAGCTTCTCAGCAATCTGACGCTCCGTCATGGTCCTGCACCATTCAGAAATTAGTGTCAGATAAGGTTTCACATATTCATCATACTTACGTGGTTTCCCTCGTTTTCTTTTCTGTGCCACATAATCACCTGCAAACTATTCTAAAAGTTTATTTACAATCTTCTGAATCGCTGCATAGTTATAACCCGCAGCTTCCAGACGTCTCTTTCTTTCGATTCCGTTGCTCCATTTACCAGCTATTACCTCCTTTGCGATAGCTGTGTTGCTCTTCATATCCGATGGTGTCATAAACCACTCTTCATTCTTTCCCTGTCCGGTAATTCGATTAAGATCTAAGCTTTTTCCTATGCCAGGACATGTGCCCGCATCCGTAAACTGATGCAACTCTACACCTCTATGGCACGGATATTTTGCACTATATACACCATCATTTCTGCCATAACGTGCTTCCCACCAGGCAGTATTTTTACCTCGCCCTGCTACGACGGTTTTATAACTGGCATAATCTGCATACATGTGGTAGAGCATTACTTTGTGCTTTAACCCTTCAAGATATTTCAAGGCATCCCGGACGTTTCCTGCTTTGTTTCCTGCTTCCACATCAAGAACATATCCAACAAAATATTTTCCTACGAGCTTTTTGCAAGTGCGTACTAAAAACTTTGCCTGTGCCAGTTCACTGCCTTTATCAAGGTATGCATACAGCCAATATGGAATCTTTCTGTCTTCACAGTTTTTAATAAAACTCTTAAGTGTGCTGTCAACATAATTCGTTCCCTGTGTTGCCTTTGAAATTAAAAAAGGACATTTTTCTTTCACTTCATTCCAGTTCCGCACTGGCTCATAATGGCTAATGTCCGGATAGTATTTTTTACTCATGATTTACCTCCTCCCGTATGTCGTCTTTTATTTCATCAATATTGCGCCAGACGCTTTTTAAATCCCGTTCCAGAATAGCAGTCCGTTCTATAACAGAATTATGTTTTTCTACTTTCTTTTCCAGCTGTTCAATGCGGTAATTTGATAATTTTGTGCTTGTCAGTATACCGGCAAATGTTCCGCACAGCGTACCGCTTAACGAAAGTAAGCCCACAATCACTTCATTTGTCATGCTTTCACCTCTGGAATTCCTGCAACACTGGTCAGTAGTGATACCGCTCCAGCTAATATGGATGTACTTAAAACCACTTTCCAGTCAACCGCTCCAATTGTCACTCCGGCCGGAATCAGTGCAAGCGCGGTCTGCGCTGTTGTGCGTATCGCTCTAACACCTGCGGCTTTCACCCATTTTCTTGTATCTACGCTCACTTTGAACACGCAATTTTTAAACATTCTTTTTCACTCCTCATCAAAAGTTAACTCCGTTATATCTAAAATTCACATAAGCAGCGATGCTATTTCTTTCTTACTGTTACATAACCGGCGGCTTTTACTGCTGTCTTGAACCAATTTGTCTGTTCTGCCGTTTTTGCATTGCCCCTTAAGGCTTTGTTTCTTACCTGATTTCTTA